TACTGGTAGAGGTGGCACTTTAGAAACTGCTTTACAATTAACTCTAGGAACTACTTACACTGTTACAGTGGGCAATGGTGGTACTGGTGGTGTTTGTGATAGTGGTAGTGCATCACCCCAAGGTGAGACTAATACAAATGGTGGAAATTCATCTATTTCAGGTAGTGGTATAACAACAGTAACTTCAACTGGTGGTGGTAGGTCTGGAACCACTGGTGATGTTAACACTTATCAAGCGGGAAAAAATGGTGGTTGCGGTGGAGGTGGTGCTGCTAATGGTGGTGGTACTTCAGTAGGTGGTACTGGAACTACTAATCAAGGTTATGACGGTGGAAGCAATGCTGGTCGAACTGGTGACCCATACCCTTCAGGTGGTGGAGGTGGAGCAGGTGGTGCTGGAGAAAATGCACCTTCATCATCAGTTTCAGGTGCTGGTGGTGCTGGTGTAGCCGTATCAATTACTGGCTCATCAGTAACTTATGCTGGTGGCGGTGGTGGCGGTGCATACTTTTCTAATGCTACTGCTGGTGCAGGAGGTAGTGGCGGTGGCGGTGCTGGTGGAAGAACAAGTGCCACAGCAGGTACTGCTAATTTAGGCGGTGGAGGTGGTGGTGCTGGAAATAGTTATATAGGTGCTAATGGTGGTTCTGGAGTTGTAATACTTCGTGCAACACAAGCAGCATCATCTACAACAGGTTCTCCAACTTATACAACCTCTGGTAGTTATCATATTTATAAATTTACAGGCGATGGTTCAATCACTTACTAAGGAGAAATAATGGCACACTTCGCAAAACTAGACGAGAATAACAAGGTACTTGCTGTTCACGTAGTTAACAATGATGTCATCACCATAGATGGTGTTGAGTCAGAGCAAGCAGGTATTGATTTTTTAACTGACCTTCACGGTCATACATTATGGAAGCAAACTTCCTATAACGGAAACATCCGTAAAAACTATGCAGGTGTTGGATACACCTATGATGCAGGTCGTGATGCATTTATTGCTCCAAAACCATTTAGTTCTTGGACACTCAATGAAACAACTTGCCAATGGGAAGCACCTGTTGCTTATCCAACAGATGGTAAGCGTTATGCATGGTTTGAACCAAACCAACAATGGATTGAAATAACTGGACCGAACAACTAAGGAGAAATAAATGAAATCATTTAAGCTATCTAAGAAACAAGTAGCAGCAATTAAGTCATATTTACGTGCAGTTCTTGCATCTGCAATTGTTATGGGTATTGCTTTGCTAACAGATCTTGCCCCTCAATATGCGGTTCTTATCGGTGCAGTAGCTGCACCTTTAGCCAAGTGGGCAGATAAAAATGAAGGCGAATTCGGAATAGGTTCTAAAGAGTAATGTCTACCAACGAATGGGCTGGTATCGCAGTAGCGGTTACCACAATAGTCGCCAGCTTTGCTGGCTCAGTTCGTTGGCTAGTTAAACACTATCTTACAGAATTGAAACCAAATTCAGGAACTTCGATGCGTGACTCCATCGACAGACTAGAAAAAAGAATTGACAGTTTATACGAACTAGTGGCAGGAAAGAGTAATGGATGAAACCTGTTGTCAAGAAAGCCACACCTGCTGCAATTGCTGTGCTGCGCCAAGCGACGGCGTTGTTTCCAAAGAGGAAGAAAGCAAGCGATGGGCTTCTGCCCAGTGCTGCTCACATACAAGCCAGTCCTAATTCAGACCACAATACTGGTTTAGCAGCAGACCTTACCCATGATCCTATTAATGGAGTCGACTGTAAAGATATTTACAATCGACTTAAAGAAGACGATAGAGTTTCTTATTTAATATTTGATGGTCGTATTTGGTCTAAGCAAAAAGGTGATAGAAAATATACTGGTGCTAATAAGCACACAAAACATTTACACATATCCATAAAGGAAGAGTGTGCTAAAGACACATCATCATGGTTTAAATGGATGGAACAACCAGAAAAGAAGTAGGAGATAAGGCGTGGCAACAACCAACAAATATCTTAAAGGCGATCTACCTATTGCAATCAGCACCAATATCCCTACTGCTTTGGTTAGATACCAACGTGAGGACTTTGCTGCTAGTTATGCTATAGGTAATACACCTTGGTTATCTGCTGCCTCAGACAACAACCGTATTAGTCGTATTACTACGACATACCAGAAAGAACGTATTGACCAAAGTGCGACTGCTGGTGAGCAGTCGTTATCTAACTGGTGGTTGAGATCTGCTACCTCATGGCATCATGGTGCGGGCGAACGTTACTATGATGCAGAGTCAAGTGATCTATATAGATACTATGAATCAAACAACATAGATCCTTGGACTATTGGCGAGCTTAAGTTGTTACCAGCAACCACACAGTTAAGTACATCTGGTGCTACCCATCCAGCCACAGTATCTGGTGGTACATTCTTTATACAAAGCGGGCTAGTTAAATTTTATAATGGAACTACAACTACATCAACTTCTTTAGCAACATCTGTTACTGCACAAACATTAACATCAGATGGGGTATATGCATTAGTTGGTGCTAGTGATGGTATCTACCAAGTAAGCACTGCGTTGGCTGTAACTAAACTATGGAGCAAGCCAGTATCTACAACCACAATTACTGTTCAAGCTATTGGTTATGTTAAAGATCGTATCATTGCTGGTGTTATGCATAACAACACGGATGTACATTTATATGAATTATCTCGTAACCCAAGCTCACCGCCTGCCACTATGTCTAATAGTGAGGACAGGTTTTCATATCCAAATACATCATTAGTATTTAATTCTGTATCAGAGTTACCTGGTTCTATTACTGTTGGATATACACAAGGAACTGTATCTAAAGTTCAATCTTATACAGTTAGTTTGACATCACCATTGGCTGCAATCAATGATCCAATTATTATTGCTGAATTACCTAGAGGTGAGACTTTAAATCAGATTCGTATTTATCTAAATGAGTTTGTTGTTCTTGCTACATCTAAAGGTGTTCGTGTAGGAACTATATCTACAGATGGTTCATCATTTACATATGGACCACTTAATGTGGAAGGCAATGTCTCTGACATAGCCTTTGATCAATCATATGTATACGGAACCAGAGATTATCCAATCTCTGGATCTACTGGTTTATGGAGAATTAACCTAGGTCAAGTTGTAGGAAACGGTTATGCCTATGCATCTGATTTGGTTGTTGACAGTAGTTCAATAACTGGCGTTGCTTTTATTGGAACCAGTGGTCGTAAGTTTATTACAACAAGCACTGGAGTTTGGGTTGAATCCGCTACAGTTAAAGCCACATCTGGTTATTTAAAATCTGGCTGGATTAGATGGGGAACTAGCGAAAGAAAACAACCAGTATCATTATTGCTTAACTCAGATCCAGATAACACAGGAACTCTTGGCTTTACTATTGAGGATCAAGATGACCAGTTAGTATCCATTGGTTCTGTTCCACTAGGTATGAGCACTGAGATTACATTAGCTGGTTACATACAACCAGCAGATCATTTTGAAATTACATTTAACTTAACTCGTGATTCATCTGATACTACTAAATCACCTGTACTAGAAGAGTGGCAGGTGCGTGCATTACCTGCACCACAAAGATCTAGAACATTAACAATTCCGTTGCTATGCTATGAAGAGGAGCGTGACCCTAATGGCAATACAAGAATCTCAGTTCCATGGGAAAGAATCTCATACCTTGAACGTGTTGAGCAAAATGGTGGAGCAGTCTTGTTCCAAGACTTTTCAAGTGGAGAAGAAAGAATCTGTGTTATCCGTGCTATTCAATTTGAGCAAGCAGCACCTCCCACTTTTGCGAGCGGGTTCGGTGGAATAGTAACTGTTCAGTTACAGACTATAGATACTGAACAAGTAATTGCTTGATGGATACAAATAAATTATTAACACTTGTTGGACCAGATGAAAGAAGTGAGCTAGTTACGAAAGTTCGTATAGCTCTTAACGTTGCTGGCGATGATGTGCTTGATGCTCCCCTACAGGAAATGTTAAAAGGGTTGCAGCGTCGCCTTGACATCCCAGCAGTCGGGTGCATCAATATAGCCACGCTGGATGCGCTCGCAGTTGCTCCACCAGAATGGTAGGGCGAGAAGAGAGGGGGATCTTAATTGATCCCCCTCTTTTTTTATTTAATAAGCAGACTTATCTTTCTTTAAAATTCTTATTGCCCAATCTAATCCCTGATTGAATCCATCCATCCACTCTTTATCTTTGTGGTCATCAGGAAGATGCGTCTTCGCATCTTCTATTCGTTTAATAAACTCTTCCATATATCTTTCACGGCTCGCCATCGAGGCGAGCCTTTCCCACCCACCACCCTTCAACCTTATCAGATTACTGGTAAAAATTACAGGTGTGTCGTTACCAAATAATTCCCACTGGTTAGATTATTATACTGGTATGAACGAACTTCCCCCTCATAGATCTTATAGCCAGTTATCTACTTGGCAAT